TCCTGAAGTGTCAAGTACATCGCAAAGTCTCCGCAATTACACGCAAGAAAAAACCGCCATCAGGCGGCTTGGTGTTCTTTCAGTTCTTCAATTCGAATATTGGTTACGTCTGCATGTGCTATCTGTGCCCATATCATCCAGTGGTCATAGCAGTCGTTGATGTTCTCTGCTTCGATAACTCTGTTGAATGGCTCTCCATTCCATTCACCTGTGACTCGGAAGTGCATTTATCATCTCCATAAAACAAAACTCGCCGTAGCGAGTTCAGATAAAATAAATCCCCGCGAGTGCGAGGATTGTTATGTAATATTGGGTTTAATCATCTATATGTTTTGTACAGAGAGGGCAAGTATCGTTTCCACCGTACTCGTGATAATAATTTTGCACGGTATCAGTCATTTCTCGCACATTGCAGAATGGGGATTTGTCTTCATTAGACTTATAAACCTTCATGGAATATTTGTATGCCGACTCTATATCTATACCTTCATCTACATAAACACCTTCGTGATGTCTGCATGGAGACAAGACACCGGATCTGCACAACATTGATAACGCCCAATCTTTTTGCTCAGACTCTAACTCATTGATACTCATTTATAAACTCCTTGCAATGTATGTCGTTTCAGCTAAACGGTATCAGCAATGTTTATGTAAAGAAACAGTAAGATAATACTCAACCCGATGTTTGAGTACGGCCATCATCTGACACTACAGACTCTGGCATCGCTGTGAAGACGACGCGAAATTCAGCATTTTCACAAGCGTTATCTTTTACAAACCCGTATTCCTGCTCATATCACTCTCCTTTGATGCGAATGCCAGCGGCGCGGATAGATTTCCATTGTTCCCATATGCGGTTGAAGTCTGTTCCTGATAAGGTCGCGTTACGGTATCCAGTTTCGGTGCGCAATCCTTCAAGCGTCGATTTGGAAATACAAATTGAATGCATTACCCATGATTCGAACAAATCACGCTCCCGGGCTTCGCAACTTTGCTTACTCATCTCTTCGATACGTTCAGCCATCGCAGCACACTCTTCAAAGTTACTTAATGCTTTTCGCTCCCATTCGGCGCATTGTTTTCCAAGCTCTGCAATCAGCTTGTCTTTGCCTTCCAGCTCAACTCGCAGCTTCCCTACCGTTAGCGCAATATCCTCGTTCTCCTGATCACGGCTTTTGATGTATTGCTGGTTTCTTTCCCGTTCATCCAGCAGCGCCAGCACGGTAGCTGGACTGGCTGCGGCGATGAATTCAGCATTGGCCTGCTGTTCCATTTGGAAATCTTCATCGAAACCGCTTTCAGGATGCGCTCCTTCAATTCTGCAAATGGGAATATATCCAGCAGCCTCGCGATGAATTAGCGCATCATCACAATCAAATCGGCTCTCTCCATATTCGAGCGACCATACACCACACGTTGCTTTTTCTGCCTTGGCACGCAGTGCCTCATAGTCAATCTTGCTCACTGGTTGCCTCCTTTGCGAATCTGTTCCGCCCATTCTTCAAGGGATTTCTCCGCATATTCACCGGACAGGCCATCAATCGGGTGCAGTTCATTAGCCAACTCTTCTTTCGCTGACAGAATCATGCGTGTAACGTCGAAAACTTCACGCAAAGACTTATTGATTGTCACGAACGGTGCAATAGTGATCCACACCCAACGCCTGAAATCAGATCCAGGGGGTAATCTGCTCTCCTGATTCAGGAGAGCTTATGGTCACTTTTGAGACAGTTATGGAAATTAAAATCCTGCACAAGCAGGGAATGAGTAGCCGGGCGATTGCCAGAGAACTGGGGATCTCCCGCAATACCGTTAAACGTTATTTGCAGGCAAAATCTGAGCCGCCAAAATATACACCGCGACCTGCTGTTGCTTCACTCCTGGATGAATACCGGGATTATATTCGTCAACGCATCGCCGATGCTCATCCTTACAAAATCCCGGCAACGGTAATCGCTCGCGAGATCAGAGACCAGGGATATCGTGGCGGAATGACCATTCTCAGGGCGTTCATTCGTTCTCTCTCGGTTCCTCAGGAGCAGGAGCCTGCCGTTCGGTTCGAAACTGAACCCGGACGACAGATGCAGGTTGACTGGGGCACTATGCGTAATGGTCGCTCACCGCTTCACGTGTTCGTTGCTGTTCTCGGATACAGCCGAATGTTGTACATCGAATTCACTGACAATATGCGTTATGACACGCTGGAGACCTGCCATCGTAATGCGTTCCGCTTCTTTGGTGGTGTGCCGCGCGAAGTGTTGTATGACAATATGAAAACTGTGGTTCTGCAACGTGACGCATATCAGACCGGTCAGCACCGGTTCCATCCTTCGCTGTGGCAGTTCGGCAAGGAGATGGGCTTCTCTCCCCGACTGTGTCGCCCCTTCAGGGCACAGACTAAAGGTAAGGTGGAACGGATGGTGCAGTACACCCGTAACAGTTTTTACATCCCACTAATGACTCGCCTGCGCCCGATGGGGATCACTGTCGATGTTGAAACAGCCAACCGCCACGGTCTGCGCTGGCTGCACGATGTCGCTAACCAACGAAAGCATGAAACAATCCAGGCCCGTCCCTGCGATCGCTGGCTCGAAGAGCAGCAGTCCATGCTGGCACTGCCTCCGGAGAAAAAAGAGTATGACGTGCATCCTGGTGAAAATCTGGTGAACTTCGATAAACACCCCCTGCATCATCCACTCTCCATCTACGACTCATTCTGCAGAGGAGTGGCGTGATGATGGAACTGCAACATCAACGACTGATGGCGCTCGCCGGGCAGTTGCAACTGGAAAGCCTTATAAGCGCAGCGCCTGCGCTGTCACAACAGGCAGTAGACCAGGAATGGAGTTATATGGACTTCCTGGAGCATCTGCTTCATGAAGAAAAACTGGCACGTCATCAACGTAAACAGGCGATGTATACCCGAATGGCAGCCTTCCCGGCGGTGAAAACGTTCGAAGAGTATGACTTCACATTCGCCACCGGAGCACCGCAGAAGCAACTCCAGTCGTTACGCTCACTCAGCTTCATAGAACGTAATGAAAATATCGTATTACTGGGGCCATCAGGTGTGGGGAAAACCCATCTGGCAATAGCGATGGGCTATGAAGCAGTCCGTGCAGGTATCAAGGTTCGCTTCACAGCAGCAGCAGATCTGTTACTTCAGTTATCTACGGCACAACGTCAGGGCCGTTATAAAACGACGCTTCAGCGTGGAGTAATGGCCCCCCGCCTGCTCATCATTGATGAAATAGGCTATCTGCCGTTCAGTCAGGAAGAAGCAAAACTGTTCTTCCAGGTCATCGCTAAACGTTACGAAAAGAGCGCAATGATCCTGACATCCAATCTGCCGTTCGGGCAGTGGGATCAAACGTTCGCCGGTGATGCAGCACTGACCTCAGCGATGCTGGACCGTATCTTACACCACTCACATGTCGTTCAAATCAAAGGAGAAAGCTATCGACTCAGACAGAAACGAAAGGCCGGGGTTATAGCTGAAGCTAATCCTGAGTAAAACGGTGGATCAATATTGGGCCGTTGGTGGAGATATAAGTGGATCACTTTTCATCCGTCGTTGACATTGATAAATCCGTGGTTGAAAGCAGCAGCAAGACGGCTGGCGGTATAGTTAATCCCCTCGTTGCGTGCTTCTGCACGAATTTCAGCCAGAAAAGCATCGGTAGCTGGGGTGTCTGATTGCAGAAACTTTGCGCGATAGTCATTCCACCCTCTTGCATACATGGGATTAACTTGCACTCCATCTTTTACGCAATATGCCTGCCCTCCACGGTTGATAACCTTGATTTCGTCCATAGCGCCAGACTTCAGCCCCGCATTCTCCGCTGCCAGCGCCGCGCACTTGGCCTCAGCTTCAGCAAATTTACGCACCATATATTCAGCATTTGTTTCGTTAACCTTTAAATCACATGAGATGCATTTACCTTTCAGAAATCCATCCATCTCAATTAGTGTCATTCGTTTCATTTCTTCCCACTCCGCCACATCGCATTCAGATATTTGTTTTGATTCACTGACGGAGAAGAATTTCTCTTAAGCAATTCCTCTCTCGATGGCATTGGCTTTACGCGTTGGCGAATAATCATTTCTGCCGGAAGAATGCCGGGATTGTATGCAAGTCCTCTCATGGTAAATTCCTCAGTCATTACTGATAGCGCCATAGCGTGAGCGGTAATTACGCAGGCGCGGGTCGATATATTCAGGGAAGTGGGTATATGTGGCTTTGCGGAATGGTCGGATTGATGTCTGGTAAATTCGCTCGCGTTCTTCTTTCTCTGCAAGCCATATACAGTGGCGAAATTCCTTTTCCTCTTTCGTTTCCTGCGGTAGAGACATTATTCGATCGTAGTTTTTTCTGAATTTATCCAGCACCTCCGATACGGAATTGCCGGAACAGCGGCGCGGGGTCATCCGCACCATACAGAGGCGCTGGCATGATTTTCTCCTGATTAAATTGCGTGAATAGCGTGACGAGGGAAGGGGAGAGTTACTGGTGCAAAGGGTATATCGTCGTCAAAATCCATCGGAGGTTCGTTGTGTTGTGCTGGTGATGATTGCTGCTGTGGCTTCTGTGATTGCCTGCTGGCTGCTTGTTGTTTGCTGTCGCCAATGCCGCCAAGCATTTGCATCACGCCATTAATTCCGACATGAACCTCGGTTGTGTAACGGTCTTGCCCTGACTGGTCTTTCCACTTTCTGGTTCTCAGCATTCCCTCGAAATAAATCTGATCACCTTTTTTCACATACTGCCCCACGACCTCAGCCAGTTTCCCGGATACAGCAACACGATGCCATTCAGTCAATTCCTTTTGCTCGCCAGTATTTTTATCTCGCCATTGTTCTGACGTGGCTATTGTCAGGTTAGCGAACGCTGTTCCTGATGGTGAGTATCGAACTTCCGGGTCTTGTCCTACCCGACCAAGGATAATCACCTTATTTACGCCTCTGCTTGCCATTTATGCTGCCTGTTTTAGTTCGTTAACTCTGATGTTCATTACCTGAACACATTTAGCCTGCGCCTCCTCGTTGCCAGCCATTAATTGCCAGTCACGCTGATAACGCTCGATGAGTTTTTTCTTGTCAGTTTCTGTCGCTGCATAATCGCTGAAGTCTTTCAGGATTTGTTCGCAGTCAACCGATGGAGATTTCTGGTTGGTATTTTCTGGTGATGGTTTGTTATCTGATGCTGGGATTGCCCATCCCGGCAGTGATGGAGGTAGCCAGTAAAATCCTGTTCCATCCTTCAGTTTTGCCCTGTGCCACCCCTGCTTTTTATCGAGAGATGTTTGTGCGAAACCTTCCTCAAGGTTATACAGATACCGACCGATTCCCCACTGAACGGCAGCGCGCTTCATTGCACCGGAACGACCGCCTTTGACAGCTTCTACCTGCGTGTTTTCAGCAGCATCCCATTTGGTTACCCATTCGGAATCAATCCTGATTGATATGCCGCATTCAACGCCGCCGTTGTTGGGAATATCTCGGTATTCATTGCGCCATCCTGCTTTGCCGCAAACATCGTCAAGGCGTTTCATGATTGCCCTGTTCGTGACATAAGCCAGCACCATAGCCCACACCTTGCCATCGCGTGTTTTACCGCTTTGCTGTATTCGCCATTCGATATCTTCAGGGCTGAATGGCTCATCGAATTTGTTCAAATCCATAATTCACCTCAGAATGGACACGGCCCAAGGAAATAACGCTGATTTAATACTTCG